GCCGCCATAGCGGTCGAGGATGCAGCAAGCGCAGTCATGTCGGCGTAGTCTGCCGGGTTCAGATCCGCCAAGATAGCGACGGCCTTACCCATGACTGCACTGGTCGCACCGGTGAAGGTCTTCCACGCCGTTGCGTTGTTCTTCACGGCGGTGACAGCAGCGTTGCTCTTCCAGATCGCAGCCATGGCCGTGGGCGATGCCACGATTGCCGTCACAGCGGTCGAAGATGCAACTACCGCATCAATATCCGCATAGCTCACACAGGACAGCCCTGCCAGAGTAGCCACGCCCTTGCCGACGGCTTTCTTACTGCCGCCCAGGGCACGCCAGAGGAGAGGGTTATTCATCATCTCCTGGACGCGGGCCGAATTGCCCATGAGGTCGTCCCAGGTCGTAAACTCGTAGAACTGGTGCATCCAGGTCAGGACGGCATCGTCTGCAATGTCACTGTTCAGCAGCAGGGAGAGCAGGGCTTCACTGTTGCGGTCCTCACGTCCGATGGGCACGCCCAGCACCACGGACACGCCGCCCAGGTTGGCAGCAAATTCAGCTGCGTGGGTCGGGTTGGACAAGATGGCTTCTAAGCGCCGGATACCTTTGCGGTAATTGGACTTGAGGGCTGTGGCGTAGGACATAAAGTCCAGTTGATTGATTCCTAGCATTTATCGTTCGCCTCCGTATTCTACGGCAATGTAATGGATCTTGACGGCGGTCGCCGTGGTGGTCGTGCCGCTGACCAGGGTGGTGGCGCTGTGGCTCGGCTGGGTGCCGGTCGACGCGCCGGTGTAATAGCTTCCGGTGGACAGGGTGCGCAGGCAGTAGAGAAAGCCCTCTGCCGTAATATCCTTGATTTGAATGGTGCAGTCAAGGTTTTCCACTTGACAGACCAAATGCGGCACACCCTCGAACGCCTCCCGAAACCGGACGGTGTTCCAGCCTGCCCCAGCATTGACGAAGCTGCCGGCTTCCAGCGCCGTGTCTTCCAGTTCCCCGCCCCCGGCCCCGCCGCCGAGCAGGGTCATGCCTGCGACTTGTTCCAGGTCATCCGAGAGCTGATCCAGGGCTTTCTGCGCGGCTTTGGAAATGGGCTTGTCTGCGTCGCTGGTGTTGTCCGCCTGGCCGAGGCCGACCTGCGCCTTGGTCACGGCGTGGGGGTTGCCTTTGTTCCCCGTGTGGCTGTCCAGGCCGCTCTGGAGCGCAGAGGCGGCCTGCTGTGCAGCGGCTTGGGTGTTGGCCACGGCCTGCCGGATGTCGGCGTGGGCACCGGCGCTGCTGTTATGATTACTGACTGCCGTGGCCGCTGTGCCTTTGGGGTCGTAATTCATCGCCGGGAGCTGCCCCTCCGGGACTTTGCCGTCACTGCCCAGCGTTGCCACGCCGCCGGGGGCGCCCCGGTCTGCGCTGGCGATGTAGTCCATCTCCGGCAGTTGTTCCGCTGGGACTTTTCCGTTTTTGAGGTCTGCTTTTTGTTCCAGCGCCGCCTGAACTTCTTGGACTTTCGTCCCGTCCCCTTCTGCTTTCTGGGCCTGGGCTTTCAGCTGGGCGTCGAGGATCTCCATGTTTTGGTTCAGAACTTCGATGTCGATAAAGTCTTCTCCATCCGGCTTTTTCAGACGGTAGTTTTCTGTGTACGTCACTCTGGCAGCACCTCCTCTCTCATGGTCTTCCAGGTCATGGTCTTTGCCCGGTTCCAGGTGAATCGCTTCGCTGCGTTCCAGGTGTTGTATAGCTGCCGCAGGTCCAGCATTAGATTTACCGGCGTGACCCGCTCCAGCATGGCCTGCACGTCGGCAAAGTTGTTCTTCGCCGCCAGGCCAACTTTGACGGACAGGGTATAGGCCCCGTCCATCTCTGCTGTGTAGTTCCCGGCCCCGCACAGGGTCTCTAAAATGGCCCGCAGCTGTTTGATTGTGTAAGGTAGCTCTTCATTCCAACGGGCCAGGATGCGGAAGCGTCGGTCCTCCAGGCTGTCCGTGCCCTTGGGTGTGATGCCTAAAATTTTCTCCCAGCGCCCCAGACCCAGGCCCTCGGCGGAAACGATGAACTGGTTTTCCAGCAGAGATTCTGCCGCCTCCCACACCTGGTCCAGCTCTGGCTGTTGGCCGACCAGAATGGCCTGGATCTCGGTGTAGTCCCGCAGCACATAGGGCAGATAGCTCATGAGACTTCGTGTCATCGGTATGCCTCCCTCATGCGGTGATCGTGATGCTGCTGGCCGTGATCTCACCCAGCACGGGGATGTGGTCGAGCGTCAGGGCGTAGTTTGTAGCGGCACCATTGAGCTTTGTCCCGGCAATGTCTAAAATGCCGTCGATGTCCAACAGACGGCTCTCCACCTGGCTGATCCGGCAGACCAGCGCCTCCTCTTGGTCTGCCCAGCTTTTGGCCAGCTCCAGGAAATAGGCGTTGACGGCGTCGGTCACATAGCCCTTCACGTCGTCCCAGGACCAGCCCCGCTGATAATATAGGGAGAAAGACAAGTCCACGGTTTCAGCCTCTACGCCATGCACTTTGACAACATGGCCAATGGGTGCGATGCCCAGCCCCTCCCCGGCGTTCTGTTCCGGGTCGATGGCGGTCTGCACCTGGCTGATGAGCGTGGCAGAGGGCTGCGAAAAGGTGCTGTCGATGAGGACCAGCTTCACCGTACCGCCTACCGTCAGCTTGCCGGCAGACCCAGCAACATACACGGCCTCCAGCCAGGTCTTGACCGTCTCCGGCACCCCTGAGAGGCCCTGCATCCAGACAGCAGCCTCTTCGGGCGGGGCCAGGCTGGCCGGGGCAACATCCCCGTTCCAGGCCCGGTAGACCTTCACGCCGCCCACGCCGGGGAGCGCCTTGGTTTTCTCGATGTAATCAATACGATTACCGCCAAATGCCTGGGCGTTCAGGCTGTCGAAATAACGCTGTCTGAGGGCCTCGGTGTCCTCTTCGTCCTCGCCGGGGACCAGCAGGGCCGTGACCGAGCAGCTCTCCAGCCCCTCGATAAAATCAATGGGGACAACAGGGCCACTGTACTGGTTGCCCTCCTGCCCAGCTGTCTCACAGGTCAGTTCATAGGCTCCGCTGCCCAGATCGTCGGTGACAGCGTAGTTCAGCGCCCCGATGGAGAAACGGGTGTTCATGCTCAGGCTCAGAGATGTAGGAACGACCTCCAGCCGCAGGACCGCCGGGGTCGCAGAATAGGGCACGATGCCCCGCTCCCCTGCCCGCCGGATGAGATACTCCCGGCTGGCCGTGTCTGCGAAGGTCTCGGCAAACAGGTTGTCCAGCGCCAGGTACAGGTTTTGCAGTTCCATGGCCACCGGGGCAGACCCCAGCCAGACCAGGGAACCTTCTCTCGTGTCGACGTTCCCGTCAATGGACCCAGCCCGTTCCAGCATCCGCCCCAGTAAGGTCTCATAGGTGATCTCTTCGTACATATTCAGATGTTCACCTCCACTTCTGTTCGGGTCTCCTCGAAAATCGTGACCACAGTAAACTCAGCAAGTATTTTCTTTCCAGTTACGGTAAAGTGGAAATCCTTGACTTCTGTGATGCGGTCATCCTGCAATAAGGCTTCACTGACCCGCCGCTGGATCTCCACCTTGCAATAGTCCGGGTGCTGGCCGATGAGGTCCATCAGCTCTACCCCGTAGTCCCACGAGTAAATGGGCCACTCGTAGCGCTCTACGTTCAGAATCAGATAGATGGCCTGCTCCATCGCCTCGATCTGGTCGATGGTCCCACGGACCACCTGCCAGGTGTGGTCCAGGCGGAAGGTCCGGCTGGGCTTGTTTTCCTCGACGGTGAAGTCCTGGGTCAGGTCATCTTGATAAGCAGTGGGCAGCATTACAACGCCCCCTTTTTGCCCAGAATGAGAAAGCGCTGGCCGCCCTGCTCCCGCAGCAGCACCAGCTTGTCCCCTACCTTAAAATCAGGCACCGGGGCCAGGGCTAAGAAATACTGTTTTTCCAGTTCCTGCTGTGTGGCCAGCAGAATTTTCAGTGGGCTTTTAGACGTGACTGTGCCGAAGACAAGGCACATCGGCTTACTTGCTTCGGCAGCGTTGATTGCCACTTGCTTCATGGTTTCCAGAAACTGTTTCACGATGCAACAAACTCCCCCTTAATGCCGGACAAACTCAGCTCCATGGTATGCAGGCCGTTCTCGAAGGTATGGGTCACTTTTTCCACGCACATATAGTTCTGTACGTCGATGTCTCCCAGACCCATTTTGACTACGATGAGGCTGCCGCCACGGACCCGCACATCCCCGGATACCCCAGAGATCTTCAAAGTACGGCTTTTCTTGTTGTAGTAGTTCAGCAGGATCTTCGCACGTTCTGCAAGGATCTGCGGGGTCGTCTCTGCGTCCAGCTTTTCGTAATACTGGAGCTGTCCCCACTTGGCCTGACTGCCGGGCGAGTTGAGAACATACGTCTCCCGTTGGCCCGTCTCATCGTTGTCCACCGCCAGCATGATCTTGTTGTATACATCCTTGTCGATGCTAGAAGTATAGTCAAAGCTGCTGGCCGTTTCCTCATCGACCAGGAGGTTCAGAATCATGTCCTTCAAGGGCTTCAGCGTGAGCTTCCCGAAATCGTCATAGAGGACGTAGAGGATGCCAGTGTTGATGATCGTCAGATCAGAGGCGTTTTGCAGCGCGTCCAGCAAGGTCCCCTCCTCGATGCGGGTGGGTATCTTGTACTTGGTGTCTGCTACGCTGCCACAGGTCAGATGAAAGTCCTTCGCCAGCATGGCCAGCAGCTCCCCGTAGGTCTTGTTGGTATAAGAGAACGTGCTCTTGTTCTTCAGATAACGGATCTGGTCATAGCAGACCACCTCGATCTCGGTATAGTTGGTCCGGCGCTTCTGGAAAACGAAGCCCGCAAAGACCGGCGCTCCGTTGAAGCGCATAGTCACCGGATTCCCCTCTTGGAAGTTCAGCACATTGTCCTTGAGGACCGTGAACGTAAGTTTAGAGGGCGATCCACTGCGGCTGCGCTCCAGCTTGATGCCGCTCTCTACCGTTGGCATGTAGACCTTGTCATTCTGGATGAGGATCTCAACGCCATAGGACAGATTGGCCGGGAAGCCGGTCAGGGCCATCTTCTGGCCGCTGCTGATGCCTGTAACAGACTTGGAGACAACTGTGGTGATCTCTTTGTTTTCCTTCTCTGTGCTGCCGGTGCTCCCGGAAGATGCAGACGCAGACGAATTGCTAGAGCTGGCCGTAGTGGTACTAACCACCTGGACTGCGCCGGAGGGCTTCACCCCGCCGTTCCAGCCCCAGCCCTGGTAGGCATAGCCGGCACCGATCACAGAAGCCACCGACGTGATCTTGATGCTGCTGAAGGCGTGGATCACCTGGTCATTCCCGATGCACAGGGCGACGTGCCCGGCGGAGGGGGCGGTGGGGCTGTCAAAGTAGACGGCAGCCCCCACGGGAATGTCTTTTCGGCTGGTGGACACCCGCCAGAGCTTCCGGGCAGCCTTGGCCGTGCTGGCTGATTTACGGGGCATCCCGGCGCCCTTGGCGTAGGCATCCGCTACGAACGCCTGACAGCGCCCGGCGTAGGCCGATGACCCAAGTCTCTTTTTGGCCCATGCAATGGCCTGTTGTACCTGTGTCGCCATAGCCTCTCTCCTCTCAGTAGGGCGACGTGAGGCTGTAATTCCAGCCCCCGCCTACATATCTCCGTGCCTTCACGCAGGCTGTGAATTTTGCGTAGTTATTGAAGAAGTAGTTGTGCTTCCCGTCTCCGTAGTACCAAGTGTAGCCCCTAGGCAGCACCCGGCCTACATTAGAAAACCCAGCCTTTTCTTTCGACCAGCGGTCCATGACGTCCTTGGCCAGGGCAATCAGGTCATAGCCGTAGTCACTGGTCGTCTTGGCCTCGGTGGTGTAGGCAAACTGATGCTTGGCCAGCGCCACCTTTTGGATGGTGCTGCCATACCCGGCGTCCACCCGGTTGAGGATGGTCCAAACGATACAGGCCAGCTCCGTCTTGGACTTGAGGCCGCGCCCTTCGTTGTACATGATCTTGGCGCAGACGGTCGCATCGGACGATGTATAGAGCTTCTGGTAGCTCCCGACCGCTGCCGTGGCCTTGGCCGGGGTGGTCTGGGGCTTGCTGGTCGTGCCGCCGGTCGTCCCAGAGGATGGGATGACCAGCACGGTCCCCGGATAGATCCAGTGTCCATTGGAGCTGCTGGCCCGGCCCATTTTCTTGGCGGCGGCTTCGATGGTGGACTTGTTGGCGTTGTAGATGGTCTTCCACTTTGCCCCACTGCCCAGGTATTTCTTGGCAATGTTCCACAGGGTATCCCCACGCTTCACGGTGTAGCTCGTGGTCGTCTTCTTTCCGGTGGTGTCCCGGCTGAGCTGGGACACGGTGGCGGTGGTGGCCCCCTTGCTGTCAGTCTTGAACTGAATGGTCTTCGTACAAGATGCCTTGTACTGCTGGAGCGTGATGGAGACATACACGTCCCGCCCGTGGTTCTTGGCGTCCTCTACGATGTCATAGTCCTCTAGGGATACGGTGAAGCTGGTCTGATAGTTGCCGTCTCGCAACACGTGGAACAAGAAGGGTTTCAGCCCTGTCTTCAAGCTGTCCAGCTTATTCAGGTAAACCTGGGGCGGCTGAAAGCCAGAGGGATACAGGGCAAAGGGGTATTGCGTGCTGGGCAGCAGGCAGGAAAAGGTGATTTTGGACAGCCCAGCCCGCTTGATGATCCCGGCCACGTCCCCATTGATGAGGTCAATGGTCTTGTTCTTGTTGGCGATCTTGATCGTGAGCTTTTCCGGGGCCACCGGGAAGAGAAGGCTGTCCAGATAAAATTGATAGGAACGCATCAGATATGCACCCCCTCGCTGACCTCAATCATGGCATCCTCCAGACGTTTCTCCAAGGCTTCCACGATGCCGTCCAAGTCATCGGTGCTGTTGATGTTGTTATTATTGTTCATCTCGATGTGAATTCGTGCAGTGGTGTACTGGTTGATGGCGTTGCGCTCGGCAATGTCTCGCAAGCGGCGCAGCTCCTCAGCGCTCATTTCTAGCGCATTGGCGGTTTTCTCTGTGTTGTTGGCAATGGCACCGGTGTTGCTGGAGATGTTGTCCAGTGTGCTCCCGGTGTCATAGGCCCCAAGCGGGTCGTTAATGACCCCAGAGGTTCCGTCGAATAGGCCGGAGACCTTGCCGCCCAAGTTCTTGCCGAAGTTGTAGCCCAGGGAATAAGCTTTGCCATACTCGAAGCGGCCGAGCTTTAGATCATCCCCAGAGACTTTTGCCATGACTTCAGTGCCTTTGCCAAACTTACGATCTACCCAGCCACCCAAGCTGTCTCGCCAGCCCTGGACGCCGTTGGCCAGATGGGTCCCGAAGACGTTATCAATGGCCGAGGCCAGGGTTTGCAGGATGCCCAGAACGATGTCAGCCAGGTCACGGAACAAGCGGGCTACAGCCCCAATGGGGTCGTTGAACACGTTTCCAATGAAGTTCGCCACAGCTGCCACTAGGTTATAAATGCTGACAAACACCTGAACGACAGCGTTGTACAGGGAGACAAATAGGTTTCCGATAAAAGCCAGCGCTGTCATAAAGACGCCGCAGATGATCCCGGTCGCTGAAATCGTCGTCCCCTTGACATGATTGATGACGGCGACGACCGAATACAGTAGCGCAATGACCGCGATGATGGCCAGGATGATCCAGGTAACGGGACAGGCCAGCAACGCAGTATTAAACCCGTACTGTGTAGCAGTTGCTTTCACGGTGGCTGCCACTTCGGTCCGTGTGGCAGCTGCCTTGGCGTAGGCCGCGACAACGGACAGGGCTTTGATGCCATTGGAGATGAGTTCCGCTGCGCTGGTTGCCAGAACATAGCCTTTGTAGATGCCCAGCGCTGCCGCCACCCCCAGGATGATAGGCGCTAAAATATCCCAGTTCTGTGCCACCCAGGAGATACCCGTGACCAGGCCGTCAAAAATCGTAGCCGCTAGGGATGCAACCACGGCCAGAGCGTTCATTAGGCCATCTAGGGCGGTATTGAACTGGTCGCTGTTCCCAATCTCGTTGATTTTTTCCAAAATCGGCGAGAACACAGACAAGGCTTTGTTTTGCATATCGGTCCAGATCTGTGCCCACGTTTTGGGCATCTTCTCGAAGGCGGCGTTTGTTTCATCCGCCGCTGCCAACATTGCATTTTTCACGACTTGGGCCGTGACCTTGCCCTCTTGGGCGTAGTTCTTGATCGAACCCTCCGCAATGCCCATGTATTGCTCGATGATACGGGCGATGCCTGGGGCATTTTCCAAGATGGAGTTTAATTCCTCACCCCGCAGGGCACCGGCGGCCATGGCCTGGGTCAGCTGTAGCATGGCAGCGGCCTGACCCTCTGCTGAGGCACCGCCGATAACAAATTGCTTGTTGATCTGTTCCATGAAGGCAATCAGTTCATCGTTGGAGCCAAAGGCAGACTTGGCGTTGGCGCCCATACTGGCAATGGCCGAAGCTGTGTCCAGATAGGCCGCTCTGGAGCGCTGGGCGGAGGCCATGATCTTCTTTTCTAGTTCGTCCACAGACCCGCCGTCATCCACAATGAAGGACAGGCGGGCGGTGGTACTGGTCATCTGGTCAGACAGGCCGATGAGCTTTTGCAGGCCGACCCCGGTGCCAATGGCGGCGACGAGATTCCTGACCTTGCCGGTCATACCCTCGACCAAATTGCTGCCGCTGCGGATGTTTTCGTTCAGGCGCTCCTCTTCTTGGGCCGCCCGGCGGTAGCCGTCGGCCATGTTCTGAATATCGACCCTAGCTCCGGCCAGTTGCCTGCGGGCCTGGGAGATCACTTCGGTATTTACAGCGTTTCCTGACGCCCGCTGCACCTGCTCGAAGGCGTTCAGTGTTACGTCCAGGGCGTTGGTGATCTTATGCAGCACCCCGGAAATTCCATCGTTCAGGACCATTTGAGATCGTATTGTGGCCACGCAGATCACCTCCCCTTGGCTTTGCGCTTGGCTTCTGCCTCTTGCTTGGCTGCTTCCCTGTTGCGCCGGTCGATGCAGGCATAGACAAAGGCTTTTTGACGGATGGGAAGATCAAGGTATTTGGACGGTTCCCAGCCAAATTCATGTAGACAGAAATAGGCGATGTTGGCTTCCAGGTCGCCGTCCTCAATTAGTTTTTTGCGTCGTCCACCAGCTGCTCCATCGGGTCCTCACCCAGGGTGAAGCCGTTGGCCTCGAAGACGGCTCCAGCGTAGTCCTCAAACTCGCCGGGGGTCAGCAGTTTGCCCAGCAGCGCCTCGGCACTGACCACGCCCCAGGAGTTCTGTAACTCGGCGCTGTTCAGATCCGGGAAGACGGTGCAGCGGGCGCACAGCTTACTCTGGAGAGCGTAGCTGTCCATCGTCTGGGTATACTGGCCCTTCTTGCCGGGCATGGGGACCTGCTTGATGCAGCTGCTTCGGATCTTTGCATACTCGTCGGAACTGATGCAGCGGATCTCCCATTCCACAGGCTTGCCGTCCTCCCCCTTAATGCGGGGGGAGGCGGCACACTTGGTGTTTTCGATCTGCGCGACGTTGTCACTCAGAAATGCGGACAGATTACTCATAATAGGTCATCCCTCTCTTTCTCACATATAGGACGGATTGCTGAACTGCTCCGGTCGAGCGAAGCTGTCGCAGTAGCCCTCGATGGCCTGCTCGAAGAAGTCGCCCTCGGCCTTGAACATGGACAGCAGCACATCGCCGTCCAGCACGCAGTCGGTATAGATGCGGGTGCTGCGCCCGGCGGAGCTGGCCGGGTCGTCGTTGGTGGTCTGGATGTCAAAGGTAGGCATGACGCCGGTGCGGAGGAACTCTTCTACCACATCGTCGAAGATCTCCGTACACTTGTAGATGGTCATGGAAAACTTCAGGTTTACGGTCTGGGCCTTGTGGCCGACCACAGGATTGCCCAGCATATAGACTTCTTTCGAGCCAATGGAGGCTTTTCCCTCAAACTCCTTTGCCATCATCATGGAATAGCGTCTGCCGTCCAGCGTGACGAAGCACTCAGCTCGGTTGGCGCTGACGGCGTCCTGGGTATTTGCATACTGGCTTGCCATTTCTCTCCCTCCCCTCATTCAATGACAACGCTCATGTACAGCTGGGCCATGGCGTTGACGATGTTCAGGCCGCTGATGGTCAGCAGCACAGCCTTCTTCTTGTCTCCCTGCTCACAGGTGACGTTGTCGGAGCTAAAATCCTGAATGGCGCGGATCTGCTCCAGCTGCTGCATGAGCTTCACCGCATCGCCCCACAGGGACGAACGGCCAGAGGCATCGTTGGGCACGGTGCCCAGGTAGCGGGTGGCGAACAGGACCGCCATATCGTTGGCGATCTGGTCGCAGACCCTCATGGTCTGATTGCTCTGGAAAACCTCACCCTTGGTGTCGGAGAGGGTCAGTAGCGTATTGATGTCGTCCAGGACGCGGGTGACGCCGTTGACATCGTGGAAGATAAACTTCCCGGCCTTGATCGCAGCCTCCAGCTCCGCCTGGGTGCTGTTGGTGTCGATGAGTAGCTCCCCGTCGTAGGCCGTGTTGGTCAGGCTGGCATTAACAGATACGCCTGCCTGTGCCCCCGTGACCCAGTAGACCACGGCCTGTTCATCCACCGCAGGGATAGAGGGATGGGTCACAGTGTTCCACACGCCGATGACGCCCTCATAGTCCGCCCGGTTGGGCCGCCAGGCCACCAGCTGGAACTTTGCGCCTACCTCATCCCGCATCCGCTGGGTGAACTTGGTATAGAGATTGACTGTGGTGGAATCTTTCGCTGGGCAGCAAAGGGTGTTGAAGGAGTAGGCTTCCAGCGCAGCCAGAAACGCCTGATGGTCTTCGCCGGTGATGCTGCTGTCGTCTGCTCCGCTGGTGAGTTTCAGGTTGGTGGTTGCGGCTAGGGAAGCCGAGGCTTTGAAAGTCACATAGTCGTTGGATACCAGATCTGTCGCTGCCTTTACGGTCTGGGTGTCCACCTGCTGGCCGTCCAGATAGGTGATGACATCCCAGGCGCTTTCATCATCCACGTTGGCCGCCACGGTGATGGACAGGTCATTGCCCCGCTCTCCGGGGTACCTGGCCTCTGCCAGGGTGCAGGCCGCCTTCGTGCCGTTGCCCAGCCGCCAGCAGTAGACCGTAGTCGCATGCTGGAAAATCTCGCGCAGGGCCAGCAGCTTGGGATGGTCGTAGCCGTAGCCGAAAATGCTCTTACTGTTCTTCTGGAACTCCCCGGAAGTCACCGGGAAGAGCTTGCCCTCCGGCCCCCAAGACAGGGCAAAGGGCGCTGCCGCATAGCCACGGTCTGACAGGGTAGCCGAAGCCTTGGCCACGCTGGAAAATGTGATATAGGTACCGGGCAGGACTTTGTTCTGGGTCTGCCAGGTGCCGCCGCCGAGCGCCATTATCTCACCTCGCCTTTCAGGTAACTGTTGACCAGGGTCTCCACCTGGTCGTGTGTATAGGTCTTGTTCTCCTCCAGCAGCGCCGCCAGCAGGTCACGCCGGGCGGCATAGCGCTGTGAGGTCATCAGCTGCGCCTTGCTGTAGGCCGCAGCTGTCACACTGTCTTTCTGGATGTCAGGCATCCTTCATCCCTCCTCTTTGGTCTGTAACGTCTCCATTTTGACTTCCTCTCGCGGGAGGTAAGCAAAATGGTCATAGGTCAAAATCATGTGCAGCACGTCATCCGTCCAATTCCAGTCACAGCTGGTGGCGTGGATGAGGTCGCCCTCCGGGGTGGTGATGCTCTCCAGGACAGGCACGAGCTGGTCTGCGATGTCGTAGCACTCAGCGGCTCCGCCTTTTGGGTAGTAGATCACGTCTACTGTAGGGGACCGTCGTTGGCGCTGGCCGACCTCCCTGGTCAGCCCGGCCCCCGGCAGAATGACGTTAAAATCTCCCGGCGTCAGCCCTTGTTCCACGCGGCCGCCGTGAATTTGGCGGTCTGGAAAGGCGGCGTGCAGGGCCAGGCTCACGCTGTCGAAGATACTGTTGAAGCTGATCTCAGACACGGAACACCTCCCGCAGCAAGGCTTCTAGCTTTCGCTCGATGAGCGCCGGGGTCAGCCGTTCCAAGTCATGCTCGGACAGAGTCAGGAAATACTGACCGTTGACCCAACCTTTACCGCCCCGTGTCCGGTGGCCGAACTCAACATAGCTGGCATACTCCACAGGGTTGATGACCTGTACATAGAAGTTCCTGCCCTGCCGAGAGACAGGTAGCGCCGCTGCGTAAGCCTTTGCGTCCGTCGTGCTCCCGGCAGCAGCTTCCCCTGCTGTCCGGGCTGTCCAGCCACGGCGTAGGGTGCCACCCTTCTTGCCACTGGACTTCGGGTAACGGCCCACCGGCGTCCGAGGAATGACCAGGGCCAGCAGACGGGCGGCCAGCTCTTTGGACACGTCTTGGCAGAATTTGTTCATGTCCATGCGTTCCAGACGGTCCAGGTTGTTCCGGATCTTCTGGAGCTGTCGGTAATCGCAGCTTCCCCAATTCATCAGGCCCACTCCTTCCAAAGCTCCAGTGGCACTTCTTGGTGGTAGGTGTATCCCGCTGGTTTGCCGCTGCGGGTATAGTCACGGGTCACGCCGTTCTGCGTTACGGTGATCTTAGATCCTACCGGAATATCCACCGCAGGGTCTAGGTACAGGGTCACGGACTGCGCCACAGTAGCAGCCTCTTCTGTTGTCTCTGCGCTTTTCACTGTCGTATAGGAAACGCGGCAGGGAATGTTCTCCGCTGCCACGTGCTCCTGCGGCTCTGTGCGGCCGGTGGTCGGGTCCAACGCCATATCTCGGACGATGATGGTGCAGCTGCCGTCCCAGAGGCTCTGTATGGCCTTTTGATAGGCGGGGCTAGTTAGCTTTACCATCGGAGCCTCCTGTACACGGCCAGGATACTGGCCGGCGGGTGCATCATGCTTTGTAGAATGGCATCGAAACGACTCTCTGGGGTGCTGGCCCCGTCGCTGGCCCCGGACAGGGTAATGGATACGTCTCCTTCTGTGATGCTCTTAACGGGAGCAGAGAAGTCAAAGCCTTCTGCCCCGTCCAGACCGCCGCAGGCTTTCTTGTCGTACAAGAATTGACCGGCTACCATATCCACATAGGTATAAAAAAGGCCATCCGGCAGCACTGTCTGATTGATGTCTGCCAGGATGTCCCTCTCACATTTGTTCAGGAGAAAATTTAACCCCGCTGTATCTGCATCAGTCACGTTATAGCCCAGCGTCGCAAGCCGGGCTACAACAGCGTCATAGGCCGTCATGCCTTACCCCCTGGACTTGATCCGGGCGATGGGGATGACCTTGTGGTTGATGTAGGAACGGCTCCCCTCAGACGCTTCACCGGAGTGGACCAGTGCCCAGTTGGCACCGTTGGACAGCTCTGCGTCCGTGGGAGACAGGCTGACCTGATCGGTCTTCTCGTAGCTGATGCCCTTGGGAGCGATGACCTTCCGCTGACGGGTGTACAGAGTGTCCTGGCCGCCGTTGGTCTTGGGATCACGGGACATCTCATAGGGCACTTTGGCCCCCAGGTCTTCAAAGTTGATGGAACCCTCACCCAGTACATAGCTGGTGTACTGGGTCCCCTGCACCACATAGTCCCCGGCGGCCAGGGTCTTGTCACCCAGATAGGGGGTCGCAGCGGAGAGTTTGATCTCGTTGGCCGCAGGGGTAGCGCTGTTGGCCACGACCTTCACCGCGCCGGGGGTGTCTGCAACGGCGTCCAGATAGCCCTCTTCCGTGGGCATCCCGTCGTCCACGATGACCAGCTTGCCGTTCCAGGTGTACAGGGACAGGTCACGGGTGATGCCGTCCTTGTCGGTGTACTTGAGGGCGGAGAGCAGGTTGAGGTTCTCCAGGTTGGTTGCAGGAACGGAGTGCAGGAAGATCATGGAGAACTTCTTCTTGTGGTCGCCGCAAGCCTTAGCGGTGGCGGTGTTCAGGGTGGACGGCTCCAGGTTGCCGGAAACGGTATAGGTGTGCTTCTCGACGAACTCTGCGTTCTTGGTGCCGGTCATGGAGAAGACGCCCTTGAGCACGGCTAAGATCGTGTCCTGGTCAATGTCCTGCCAGTAGTCCGCCACCTGCTGGGCGACGTTGTTCATAAAGTCCACGCCGCCGGTGATGTCATAAGAGAAATCCTTCTCCACCCAGGCTTTGGCGCGGCCGATGACCACGACGCCCTGCTCGAAGGTCTTGGTGTTGGTGGCGGTGATGTCGGTCTTACCGTCGTAGTTCACGGCCTCACCATCCAGCAGACCCCGCATGGCAACGCGGGCATAGCCGGTGCCGTTCTGACTGCCCAGCACCTCTCGGATGTCTGGATTGCCCACCAGAGCCTTGGACTTACGAAGCTCGTTCAGGCGGGCGCGGGGGATGCGGTCGAGGATGTAGCGAAATGCCTCCGGGTTGAAGGACTTCGCATCGAATTTTGCATTTGGCATAGTTACGCTTCCTTTCGTTTTAAGATGTTATTGTCAAGCTGTTACTTATTCCAGCTTGGCGTCGGGATTCTGGGCCAGGTAGTCGGCCAGCTCGGAATAGGACATTTCGGAGGGCTTTTTCCCCCCTGCTTTGCCGTTGTCACCGCCCTCACCGGGCTTCCAGCTCTTTCGGGTAGCGGCGCTGAAGAGGAAGTCAGAGGCCGCGTCTTTCTTCATGGCTTCGAGCTTGGCGCCCAGCGTGACCGACTGGCCGTTTTCTTTCGAGACAACCTTGCCGTCCTGGACCGTGGCGTTCTGCAAGAACTCGGCCAGGAGAGCACGGACGGCGATATTGCTCTTGGATCCGGCAGCGGTGAGCTCCGCATCCACCGCAGCAGTCAGCTTGACCGTGGCCAGCTCCTTGTCATAGGCGGCTTTCTGTTCCTTGTTCTGCTGGGTGAGCGTGTCGATCTGCTTTTGCAGTTCGGCATTGTCACCGGCGGACTTTTTCAGCTCGGAGAGCTGAGTGTCACGGGTCTTGATACCCTCACGGAGCTGCTTGACCTCGGTTTCCAGCTCTGTGACCTTGGCAGTCTTTGTGTTGAAGTCGGTGCGGGCCACAAAGCCCTTGCCGATCTCCTGAGAAACTGCCGTGTCAATTTCGGGGGTGTACGCATCCCCCAATACGGTTTTCAGCCATTCCAACATGATTGTTACCTCCTTGCATGTCTGCTGTCCTTTTTATCCGGCCAGTCCCGGTGTTGCAGTGCCCATCTTGTAGTCCGCCGGGCCAGCGGTATTTGGGTATGAAAAAAGCACCGTGCATTTTCAGCACGATGCTTTTAACATCAAATTGGGTTTTAGATCACTGTGGAGCACACAACACGACCCCACCAGGGTACACTCCCATGACACAAGTGCCCTCCACGCCATCTGCTCTACACTCAAAGACAAAGCCGTTGCAGTCAGCGCCTAAGCATTTCAGAATGTCATAACCGTATTTTTCGCCGGTGTCCTCATCAAACTCCCGGTAGTCACCCAAAATTTTTCTTGCCTCTTGTTCTGTCATGGTTTCACCTCCACAGTAGCAGCAATGATATTTTCGTCTGTTGTGAGCGCTTTGTCATCCATGCGGAAAAATCCAAAGCGCCCTCTGGTCCCGTTTGAGAAATAACTGGATGCGTCCATGTTCCCAGTTTGCGGGTCCATGTATTGGATATTTCCATTACTTTTCTCAGCAATGAATACATGGGCGCTGGAGCCTCTACCTTTCCATTTCACATAAATGGCATAGCGTGCGCCATCCGGTGCAGCCGCAAGTTCTTTCTTAACAGCAGCCTCCGTCTGGCCCAAAGTAAAGGCCTGATAGGATGCCTGATACTGCCCAGGCTGGATAAAGCACTCAGAGCCCCAGCTCACCGTATTGCCAGAGGAGGGCATTGGTTTTGCTATGACATCATATCCTCGTCTGCGGAGCTCATAGGTTTGCACACACCGCTGGCAGTTGATACGATAAGCACCACCGGCAGAATAGTTGGGGTTAGCCCCACTGATAGCGCCTGCCGCATCCAGTGAAACGCCTTTATGGGCGCCAACAGCCTTTTCCACTACATCCATTATAACGGGTTTTGGATTGGATGCAACACTATTTTGAGCCGGACGTACATTGTTTTTCTGCACAAAGCCCTTTTTCCAGTTATCAAAGCTGGTATTGGCGGGTATTTTGTGAGCGTTGCCGTTATCATCACGGGTCCAGCGTTCACCTACGCCATCCATGTCCTCGAAGTAAGGGCAGGTGCAGCAGCGGCACCAGGGATGGAAGGGCGGGGCAGTCAGGCCGACCTCGTACTCGGACATTTTGAATACTTTACCGTCCAGGTCGCCGCACAGGGCACAGGTGTCGTGGTCGAAGGACGCAACGATCTTATAGCGCTCCACGCCCAGGGAAGCAAAGCAGTCTTTCTGGGCAGCGCTGGAGAAATAGGCGCTCTCAGTCATCACCAGGCGTCCCGCCTTGGCTTTTGAGACGTCGAACTGCTTGGCAATGGCCGCAATGGTGCGGTCCGGCGCTTCTCCCCGAATGATCATCTGGGTCAGCTGTGTGTTGACCGTGTTGACCAAGCTCTGCTTGTTCGTCCAGCAGCGGTCCCGGAAGGTCTGGTTGTCCGCCGTCCAGGGTCGGGAGAGGACCTTTTCAATGGCCCTCTCGTTGAGGGCTTGCATCGAGCAGCCCACGCCCAGCCCTTTCTGCACCTCAAAAGCGGTGTGGTAATAGCTCTCCTCGTAGATCTGGCGGGCCGCCTGGTCTACATAGTCCAGCTGATTCCCATACAGGACTTCCGCCTGCTGCTGAAGCTCCAACTTTAGGGCTTCCAGCCGGGAGATATGGACCCGTGTGCTGGCGTTCTCCAGCTCCTTCATCCAGGCTCCGTCCAGGGCGTTCTGCCGGCCGTGTTGGATATACTCTTCTACCGTCCAGTGAAACTCTTTCAGTTCCCCGGCGGTCAAGCGCTTTTTGGCCTCGGCCAAGTCGATTTCGTTGTTGTCGGCAAAGCGCTGATACCATCGGGCGATCTTGCGGTCGATCTCGGCCTGTGCAATGGAGAACTGCTCCTCCAGATTTTCCACATAGTCATAAGACCGGTCCAGCAGGGCGTCTTCCATGTTCTTCATGCGCTGCGCCCAGTAAGCGGCATTATTTGTCTTCCTGGCCATTGTCACCACCGCCCTGGTCTAACGGCTTGTCGCGGTTGGCTTCAAATGCGGCCCGGTAGGGATCGCTGGCCGCGTCTTTCTCTTCGTCCTTGATACGCTGTAATTCCTGCTCTGGATCTGTCACCCAGGGATGCATCTTGACGATGGTCTCATTGGACAGGATGCCGACCGACGCCTTGCAGTTGTTGATAGCCTCCGTTTCATTGATGAGAACATCCCGATCAAAGATAACTCGGACCGGCTCACCCTCGAAGTTCTGCCCACATGCGGCCAAATGTTGATTGACGAACCAGAGCAGTTCCTCCATGCTGGCCTGAAACTCCATCTCGATGCCGTTGGCGTCTAAGTCGATGTCAGAATACATGGACTGAATGTTCATCTGGTTGGGGTTGCCACTCATGCGGTCATCCTTAGCGTCGTAGCCGCGGGCGTTCTCCACGATGGCGTCTTTTAGCAGGGCCAATAGAATCTTATAGTTGTCTGCATTGACATTGATCTCCAGGGTATCCACGTCGCCCACGATGCCGTCAATAGTTCGCACTTTCAGGGCGCCGTAAGTCGCCAGGTTTTGGCGAAGGCGCCCCAGATCTTCCCCGTCGTAGTTTTTAATGACCAAAACGGTGTTGCGGATATCTTCCTCCATCTGGTTGGCGAAGTTGCTCAGGATGTTGTTATAGGCGTCTTGGAGGCACTTGACCTTTGCCAGCAAGGGAATTTCATGGTGGGAAGATTTGAAGCAGACCAGGGGAATGCGGCCCCAGTTTTGCCCTTGCACTTCCCCGCTCTCTGGGTCTTCCTTTGTGATGATGTAAGGGCCGGAGTAAGCCATTGGATCTGGCTCCAGCACACCGCCGGCGGTGCGGATAAAACAGTCTACCCCGCCGCCGTGCATCACCTCGACTTTGACGACCTCCCTAGCTACTTCCCTGTCGTCGTATTCCAGCACCACATAGACGTGGATCGCTGCGTCCAAAACAGTGTGGTCTGCGTCGGCCCAGAAGGGCAGAACTTCATCCGCTGGGAAGCGACGGAATGCCAAGTCCCCGTTGTCGTCATAGTAGGGGTAGACCCAAGACTTTCCGCCGATCCAAGCCCCCTCTCCGATGTTGTGCATGGTCCGCAGAAAACGTGGGCCAAGGATTGCGTTCAGTGCTTTGGCGTACTCCGGGTTCTCCGTGTCAAAGGACAAGGGGCGGCCAAAGGAATAGTTGGTCTTCTGATCTACGATCTTGGCATAGAGATTGTTGACCAGTCGGTTGTTGGGCAGGTTCTTCAGGGGAACGGGTTCTCCGTCGTCCCCAATGGCCAGCCGTTCCCGGCGGGTCACATCCTGGCGGCCGTCGTAGTATATCTCTCCCTCCAGCTGTTTCCGGCGCTCCGGGCTGGACAGCCAGGCATTGATCTCTAGCTCCAGAAAGCGCTTGTCGGTCATGCCCCGGTGGAAATTGGAGGCAGTGCGCCCAGCGCAGTCGTCTCTCAGTTGTAACGTAACAATGATGTCTCACCTCCCTCAAAAGCTGAAGCGATCCGGGGCAAATGCCTTGTGGACAAAATACCGCACGTCGTCCATGCTGTGGTCATTTTCTTTGATGGGTCGATCCACCCCAACGGCCTTCTCGTCCCATCGGTACATCCCAAACTCCCGGATACAGTCAGTGCAGCAGTCGCAGAAGAACAGGTCGCCGGTCTGGAGCCGGGTGGCTACGTCGCGGATGCCGTCGATCACGGCGTTGGCTGCTTTCTCCACCCGGTAGCGGTCGTGTCGGCGGATGACCTCGATGAACGAGGCTGCCGACGGGTCCACGATGATGGAAGAAATACGACAGTCCCCGGCCAGGGCTTCCAGCTGGGCGTAGTGTTCTTCGTCCGTGCGCTGGTGTCCCTCCCGGCGGCTGTCGTAGTAATACTCCCGCATCCGGTACCACGTCTCCCCCACCCGGCCCCATAGACCGATGCTGGTAGGATTGATGGTCCCGTAGTCGCAGGACAGGATGTACTTGTCATAGGGTCTGGGTACGCTGGGTACCACATGGAAGTCCTTGTTGAACATGGTGTAGATGAGGCCCTCGGCCACGACCCACAGGCCCCGGATGAACCGGTCATAGAAGACCCCGGAGTACAGGCTCTCATACCGGGCTTTGACCGCAGGCTCTAGGCTGTAATTGTCCTCCATGGTAAAGTGCAGATGAAGCGCATTTTTCCGCTTCGAGTTCAAGATCCAGCCGGTATAAAACCAATGGCTCGGTCCTTCTGGGTTGCAGTTGAACCACAGCTTCGACCCACCGACGGAGCAGCGGGCCACCGCCTGCTCGACAAAGGACTTTGGCATCAAAGCCACCTCGTCCAGCAGGACCCCAGCCAGGGTAATGCCCTGGATCAGGCCCGCGCTCGATTCGTCCTTGCCACCGAAGAGATGAAAGGTATTGCTGATCCCCCCGGCGCTTACGACAATCTTATTTTCAGACCGGTATTCCTTCACCTGGAAAATGCCGCCCAGCCACTCTGGGAGATAGCTGGTCACGTTCCGGCGCAGGGATTCGATGGTATGGCCGCACAGGGCAAATTTCTGCCCTTGGAACCGTGACATCGCCCACAGGAAGAATCCGACCGTCATCGCCACAGTTTTCCCAGACCGGACAGAGCCATCACAGATGATGGCGTCATACGACGTGAAGCCCGGCCTATTCCACCATGTCATGGCTAGGTTCTGCCGGGCGCTCAATCTCTGAAATTCCATCGGTGTGTAGTTCCTCCTGTGTGCTCTGCTGGATGATCTCGAAGAGGTTGTTCTTCGGGTCCGTGCCAGCGGCGTGGTCTTCGTTGGCGGTGTACTTGTCCACTAGGATACCAAGGGCCGTGGCCAGCTGCGGCAGCGAAGAGCGCTCCATTTTGGCGGGGTCATCCATCGCCTGGATGATGTGGTCCAGCAGGCAGCAGACCTGATTTTTCTGCCCGTTCATGTACTCCAGAACAGCCGTCGTGTTCTCCGCTTTTTTCTGCTGCACTATTTTTACCGTCTCCGCATCCCCGTTGCAATGTCGGCGCACGGTACTGACCGACACGCCAAACGCCTTGGCTACCAGAGAGTAATTTTGGCACTCGGCATACATTGCGATCATCCGCTTGTGCTGCCGGTCCGTTAGTTTCCCGATAGGATCTCACCCGCCTTTCTTGCAAAAGTAAAAGCCGAACCAAGGCTGTGATGGTAAATCACACACCTGGTCGGCTTTTCGTCTCATCGAATTGCTCCGATGGTCATAATATAGCACACAACTTCTGTATCATTCTAGGTCAAAATGTATCATTTAGTGTCATTTCGTACACTTTTTATTTTGGCCGTATTTCTGCGATAGATTGCAAGGCCCGTCCGTGAAGTCGAATCACAGCAGTTCGATGCTTCTCATCATTATCCTTATATAAAGCCATAGCGACATCACTCCAGGACGTATGACGGCATCCGTCTCCATCCAGATACCGCAGTCGCAGAACTTCACGCTCTTGAATATCCGGCAAGGAATCCACAGCAGCTTCGATTTTACGCATCTCCTCCGTAGCGCTACAGAGCTGCTCAGAAACCTTTTCCTCATACTCCATCCGACGGAGAATGGCCCGCTCCATGCGGTCGCCGGTGCCGGGACTGTGCTTGGAGCCGTCTCCGATCCGCAGGGCCGGGATCGTCTCTTCTCGCTTCATGCGGGCGATCCGCTCCTCTTGGTGCTCCACCTCCATCTTGAGGTATATGTACTGAGATAATCTCTGCTTGGTCATCGGTTCGCCCATTCTGGCCCTCCTGTCTGCTTATTCTTCGCGGTTTCTCTGCTCGATTTCGCCCCACAGCTCTCGGATTAGGGTGGCTGCGTCGGCCTTTATCATCCTCTCGCAGGCTACTGTTCTGGGCGTAGTATAAGGACAATGGCCGCAGGACCGGCCCACACAGGCGTCCAGGGCTTCCAGCATCTTATGCACACGCTCTTCCATGCTTAACCCTCCATTTCACTGGCTCGGCGGAAGATCACGCCGTCAGCCAGTGTTTCGTTATTTACTCGCTTCTGCATCCCACTGCGGGAAATGTGGTTTTTCTCAGCAGCCTCGGCAATGCTGCGGTAATATGTGATTACTGTCCCCCATGGGTGGCATTTGGCAATCGGGCAGCGGTTCTGCGGATCAGTGCGGATCTCGTGGGCGGATTTGTACCGCAGATTGTGCAGGGCGCAATTAGATTTGTCGCTGTCGATGAATACGACAAGCATACCGGGTTTCGGGTCATCCATCCACACGTCCCGCATGAGAATTTTCAGCGAATAGGTCCGTCGCATGAGAGTGATTTGTAGCTCAGGTGTCCTCCTGTTCCAGTTCATAAACGGCCGCAGGATCAGGGGCTTTTCCCGCCGCTGTTTGCCGGGGCCAGTGGTATACCAGGAACGGATTTCGCCGTGTCTGGACAGCTCGTACCAGCCCCCAAAGCCTGGGATGGGTCGCCATTGTTCAGCTTTTGCCATACGTCCTCCTGTTCCATGCTTTGACCGCATCTTGCTCAGAACTGTGCGACGCCGTAGTAGCGCCGCACAGTTTGCATCTCACCCACCAAACGAGGTATTTCTTGCTGCCTAAAGCAGCTTGTTCTATGGTAGCCTGTTCTCCGCAATGGGGGCAGGGCTTGAGTTCTTCGTTCATAGTCAGCCCCTCTTATCCCATCATCTTCGCGCCACAGGCTTCGCATACGCCGCGAATATGGCCATTGTAGGCAACCCTGGTGATTACCAGAGCATGTTCCGTGCCGCACAATAAGCAAGCCATCCGACTCACTTTCTTGCGCTCCCGCACGGTATCATCTGGCGAGAATTTCTGCCCGCAATACGGACACTGATCCACGGAATCCATGATATCCCCACAGGCTGGACACGTCGGCACCTTGCAGCCGTATTCCTCGGCCCACTCGATAGGCAGGGGCGGCTTGTTTTCGTTTGCTCTGCTCATTTTTCAACCACCTTTCTCGGCCGGCCGCCGTGGGCGTTGGGCGGCAGCTCGTTCCGCTGACGCCAGTAGCGGATAACGGTTCTGGTCACAGCCACCGCTTGAGCAATGGACGGGTCCGAATAGCCCTGGGCGTACAGCTGCTTTACTTTCGCTTCCACTTCCTGGCTCATCCCGCCGCCGCGCATCTTCCTGCCCTGCGTCTCTTTGACCGTACAGGCATCCCCGAAACCGCAGGGCCGCCGCTGGCCAGTGACTAGGATGTAGTCACAAGTGCCGTTGTAGCTGAGGATGCTCCCGGCAGCGTAGTAGACGCAGCGCTGCGGCTTTCGGCAGTGCCGGGTCCGTCGCTCACTGGCCAGGTCTTTCTTGCTGATGCTCATGCGTGTCTCTCCTTCCGTGCTGCCTGCCGCGCTTTCCAGTCGCAAATCGGGCAGATGTAGATCTTCTCGCCGGGGTCTAAGCAGCTGACGTTCCACTGCTGGCCGCACCGGCGGCAGAGGCGATATACCGGCCCCATCACAGCACCTGGAACGGGATGCCTGCTTTGTACAGGGCCATATTCAGCAGTGCGGTGCGGGCGTTTTCTACCACCTGCTGGCGTTGGGCCTCCTGTGCTTTCCGTGCCTCCTCCTCCCGGCGGCGCTCGACGTTTTTCTTCAGTGCGGGCTGAATGGCCCGCAGGATGGCTTCAATGTCTGCCCACTCGCGCTCGTCGTTGCGGGCTTTAATCTCTTGTACTGCGTTCATGTCATGTCCTCCGTTCTCAAAACATCGCCAGCTGCTCGTCCGTCGGCAGCTTCGTGATGGTGATCTCTACTCGTGGGTTGATGGGGTCATACAGGACCCGGCTGCCGTCGTGCCCGGCGACGATGCGGCTGTTGTCATCGGCCAGGATACCAGCGGAGACCAGTAGGTCATCGATGGTCGCCAGCAGGTTCAGGCCATCCACAATGCGCCGGGTCTTCATGTAGAACAGGCACCTGACATTGACCAGGCTGTCGATCGGCTCCATCGGCACGGGGCGAAGTTGCCACTTGGCGGCCTTGGCAAATTCGTCGTGCGCTTTACTCTGTCGGACCCATTGCTTTTCCAGCTTCCCACAGGCCGGGCAGCGTCGGCCCTTGCCTGCGATCATCAAGCTGTTTTTCTTGGTCCGGGGGTCCCCTTGGATGGTGTACTTGATCTCTTCGCTCACAGCTCCACCGCCTTTCTCAGCCGGTAGTTTCGGCTGCGGTCAGGCTTCAAGCTGAAATTATTCGCCGCCGCTTCTACGATGCGTCCGGCTACGGCTTCGTCGATCTCCAACAGGGCAGAGATGGTGCACTCGCTGGAGAGGATCGTCGGCAGCTTGGCGTTATACCGGAAGTTCAAGATCTCAAAGGCTGCGTTGATGTCTGCCGATGTGGGCCGCTGCTCGTGGCCATCCGGCCCTTTGCCGGTCTTGAAGAGGTCGTCGATGTACAAGATCTCAGCGTTCTTGTAGGGACCAACGGTGGCTTCGTATTCCTCGGCCAGGTTTGCCACGGACTTGATGCGGGGGATCTCGTCTCTCCAAAGCATGTAGCGGACTTCTTGCCCTCGGAGTAGAGCCTCCCGACAGATTGCCGTGCAGATGTGGGTCTTGCCACTGCCAGACTGCCCGCCGATGAAGAACCAGCCTTGCAGCGTCTTGGCGTAGGCTTCGGCGGAGGTCTTGATGGTCTGCTGCCAGGGTTCCGGGGACTGGAACTTCTCGAAGGTGTAGTCCCGGATGATATCTTTCAGGCCGCTGCGCCGCATCCGGCGGATGGTGGCGCGGGTCTTGGCGCATTTGCAGGGGCGCGTCCAGGTTTGAGGGACCCCATTCTCATCGACAACGTACTGGACCTGTCCCTTGTTCAGGCAGATGGGGCAGTCGTAACCGTCGTCCTCGTTCAGATTCCCCGCAAGCCGGTTGTATCTATCAGCCTTTCTGTGGGCAAAGGCCACTAGGTCGAACGGCTCATCTGGGTTAGAGCCAAGTGCCGTAATTGCCTGTGGCAGGATCATGTGGACCGGCATCATGCGGTTCATCCCCTTTCTTGTCGTCAAAATTTCCGTCCAAGACCTTGGCCATGTTGCCGTCCTTGATGAGCCAGTCGAACGTGGCTGTCCAGTTGCGGCTGTTGGCTCCCTTGAGGAAACTGCTGTTTTCGGCTTTGATAAACACACGGGTGAAGTCCTCTACGGTGTACCCGCTGCGCAATCTGGCCCTGATCATTTTCTTCCGGCTCTCGTTCATGATCGTGCAGCACGGGAAGGAGGTACAGACCTGGTTGTAAAAACCCTGAATGGAATCATAGGGAATGGGAGAGCGGGATGGGGCAGGCGGCTTGTCCGCCGTATCTCCCTCCCCTTCTTTCTCTCTATCTCTAGTATCTAATCTCTTATCTCTATCTCTATTCTCTATCTCTGTCGTCACGTTTTGCGGGGTATCTGCGTCACAAGGAACGTCACCAGGTTCTGCATCCTCTGTCACAGGTGCGTCACAGTCAGCGTCACATTGTGACGGTTCTTCGAGTGCCGTTTGTGACGGTTTATTTCTCAGTTTCCGCATCCTGGACGACGACTCTGTCTCGCTGCCCACCAGTTCAGTATGACCGGAGAGGACCAACGTTCCGTCTACGTCCTCATAGATCAGGCCGGCCATTTTATAGAGGTTCAGCGCGGTGCGGACCGTGTCGATGGAGAACCACTTCGTGTCCCGCTGGATCTTTGACACATCATAGGGAATGATGATCTCCCCGATCTGGCGGCTCAGACGGCCGTTGGTGTTGATCGTCTTGAGACAGAGCATCTGATACAGCACGACATAGTTGGCACCGCCTGGCTGAGACATGAAGTAGTCGATGGTATCCGAAGACATGAAGGACTCCTTGAGCTTCATCCAGTAATAGCGCTTCGGCTTTGCCATAGGGTAAGCCCCCTTTCTCTCTATGTGGGACGGCCCTCAGACCGCCCCACAGCTTTCGTCAGGCCAAAGTCCCACCCCAGCCTGCTCCATGCGGGCCGCATGGTCGGCCTGGAGCCACAGCAGCAGCATTTTCGTTGCCTGCCTCTTGATCTTGCTCATCAGGGCATCGGAGATGACCAGCCTCCCATAGACACGGACATTGATCTCGGCAACCAAGAATTGAAAGACCAGTGCTGCGTCCCTGGAGGATACACCTTCCGCCGCCCTGTCGAACAGAGCCATCTGCGCCTCAGGGGTGATGTTCGGGCGGATGGTCAGCGTGATGGGATAGCGCTCAGTGTCAAACTCATGCAACAAGTCGTTCTCTTCCAAGAGTACCTCCAGCTTCTCCTGCTGGGTCTCGAACTCGCTGAAATAGTCACGGCTCATACGTCAGCCCTCCTGATTGAAAAAGTCAGCGGTAGGATCAGCAGCAGGGGCTTCTTCAATGATTTCCCCGGTATGCTCATCCACCACAACGGATGCCGGTGCAGGTTCCTCTGCCGGGGCCGGGGCCTCATCGGGGTAGTTGTCCACATAGTCCACAGAACCGTCCTCATTGATGGTGCCCATGTCTCCGTCCATGGCCTTTTGCAGGTCGATGGACATGATGCCCCACTTGGAAATGAGCTGCCGCAGCATCGTCTTGTAGGCCATACCGTCGAAGTCCTTGTACCAGAAGGACGAATACTTCCAGAGGTCCTTTTCGGGGATCTCGCCCGCCTGGAGCTTCTCAAACGCCTTGGCGCTGAACGCCATGCTGTACTTGTCTGCGTGGGCCATCATCTTCTCACGGCTCCAGTACATGGCTTTCTTGAAGCCATTCTGATACTCGAACATGGCATAGTAGCCGATAGTCGGGAGAGCCTCACGCTCGGTGTCGTTCTCGACCAGGTTGACCTCGATCTCTTCCTCCAGGGGGTCGAAACGGATCAGTTCGCCCTGCTTGATCGCCAGGACGTTCAGCTTCTTGTAGTAGCCGCTGCGGATAGCCAGCTGAATGTAACCCTTATAGCCAAGCTGGAACTGAGCCACCTTACAGCCGCGCTTCTTGTCCTTGAAGGGGACCATGTAATACTGCCCCAACTGCGGGGACGGAGACAACTTGAGGGATTCGCCCAGCATCGCGGCGGACAGGATCGTGGAGTGTTCGCACTCGGACAGCGCCGGGTTTGTGCTGACAGCGGAAATAATAGACGTGATGAAGCGCTGCCCATCCCGGCCGCCCACCATTTCGTTGATCTTGTGCTTGATCGCGTCAGAGGTCAGGAACGCGCTGAACGTCTTGGGCTTCCCGCCTCTGGACTGCACCAGGGAATTGGATACTGCCATGATTAAACCTCACTTTCTTTCGGCACCTTGCCGTATCTGATTCTGTTGCTTACCAGGAAATCGCGAAGAGCGTACATCTGCTCGGCTGTAACCCACACCCGGAAATCAAGCGTGATGGTCTCCGGTTCCTCGTTGAAGAAGGGGACTTGTTCGTTGTTGGCACGTTTTTCTTGCTCCGGTGCGCTCTTCTGCGCCTGTGCTGGCTTTTGTTCCGTGGCTGGTGTCATTTCTTTCTGTGCTTCTTGTTCAGCCCTAGCGGAATTCTGCGCGGCGAGATAGCGTACCATGCGTTCCCGTTCGTCCATGATCCGGTCTTTGGCTGCCATGGCTGCGCCTAAGTCGTAGGACTTCAAAAACTCTGCCTTGACCTGACCAGCCACATCTTCTGGCAGCTCCAGCTTGTCCAGGGTGACCAGACCGGCGGCGATGCTCTCGATTTTTGCGGACAGGGCCTCAGAAATAGCAGCCATTCCGACGGTCACATTCAGCCATTTTGGGTCGTGCAAGCGCTGGTAGGGCACCAGTTCGGCCAGGTCGCCGATCATGGGAGCATACAGCTCCGTCTTGATCTTCTCTAGTTTCTCGTCCCGGCGCTTCTGGTCATAAGCCTTGACCTGGGCGTCGATAGCGTCGGACTGTTTCTTGATCATCGCCACCAGCTCCTTAGCCTGGGCTTCAAAGCTGTTATATGGGGTCAGATAAACGCTTTTGAGTTCCTTGCGCTTGTCTTCGATGGCTTTACTGAGCTTGTTCAGGTTCGCCCGGTCCCGCTTGGCCTCGGCCACGGTGTCCTCGGTGTAGACGCGGCCCTCATAGGCCGCCAGGCCGTCAGAGATCCACTGCTTGACCGCCTCATAGTTCCACTCGACCGGCGGCAGCGGCTGGCCATGGGTAGGGGTGTAGATCTCAATCTGCATCGCAGTTACCCCCATTGACCAGAATGCGATACAGGGCGTATCGCAGGGCCACGAATGCCGTATGTTCCAGGGTATCCGGCTCGTAACAGTCGGCCATTTCGCCGCAGAACTCTACGGCCCGCACGATCAGCATGTCTCTGGTGACGGCGTTCGTGTCGATGCCCAGCACGGCGTTGATCTCTTCCACGTTCATGGGTACCTCGCTTTCTATATCTCCGGGAGGATCAGGTCAGGTTCCCTACCTCCCATGACGTTCTCAGTCCAAAATTTCACCCCAGCAGCCTCCAGATAAGCCAGGTCGTCGGCCACCTCGGAACGCTCGATGGTGTAGGTCCGGCGCTCGAAGCGCGGCTCTTCTCCGTACTCATATCGGAATTGGGCGTGCAAGACGGCAAAGTCAAACCCGCTGGCGATCATCTGCCAAAGGACCTGGCAGTAATACTGATCCGGGATAGCAGGCTTCCCGTCCTTCCACCATTTTTCCTTCTGCATAGATCTCAAAATGCTGGTGGTCTTGATCTCCAGGATGCCCTTTCTGCCGGTCTTGACCTCGGTCAGACGCCCGTCCAGGGTGGCGAAGATGAAGGGGTGTTTCGGGTGCCGGACCATATCAAACGCCCCGCCATACGCCACGGAATACTTGTCCGCATAGTCCAGGGCGAAGAGCTGCCGGATCAGCGGCTCGGCGTCGTGGCCGTAGCGGACAGCGGCGTTGTCGCTGATGTCCGGGGCCGCTTTTCGGCCGGTCTTGCGCTGCCACAGCTCCACGTTGGAGCACCAGGGGGACAGGCCGACGATGGCAGCGGCTTCACTGCCGCCGATGCCCTTGGCCCGCTCTGCGTGCCACTGGGCTTCGCTCACGATGGTCTGCATCCTCATGCCTCCCGTCTGTACTTCCAGGCCCAGTCGAGCAGGCACTCCTCATGAAGAAGGTCGCCCTCGATGTCGTAGTACGTCTCGTCTGCCCGGATCTCTTCCCGGCAGCTTTCGCAGATGCCCACGATCTCAGCCTGTGTCTCACAGTTCCCGCAGCCGTTACACTCGCGGCCTTGGCTGATGCAGGTCAGTGCCATATCATCATCCCCTCTTTCGTTTCGTTCCAAGGCCAGGGAATACCGCCCGGCTCGTTTCAATGAAACCGGGCGGCGCCCAGGCCGATGTACTGCTTAGTGCTGGTCGGCCAGCGGTTCGGGCTGTCCGTCCACCTGCTGCTCCAGGCGCTTCTTCTGCGCCCGCTCCTGCTCTGCCCGCCTGGCGTCCAGCAGGACTTGCACCGCTGCGTACCGGATACACTCCATCCGCCGCGCCCGCTCCTCCTCAGTCAGCACAGGCCGGTGGATATGGACGATGATCTCACTTTTTTTCATACAGGATCCCCTCCTTGCCTCTGAGACGTATGCTCTGTGGTTTGTCCGTTATGTTTTATATGTCTTCGCTCCTCGCCGTGCCACCCTGTCCTCTGAGGGGTCGGCAGCCAGTGTGTCCTCACTGGCTGCTTTTAATTGCCCTCAAATAGTTCCCCAACAGGGACATCCAGCGCTTTGGCGATGGCCAAAACTTCTACATCCCGGATGATCTTTCTTCCATGCAGCATGGAACTCAACTGGTTCTCAGAGTATCCAGCTGCCTTGGCAACAGCCCGGCGTTTGAGGCCCTTGGCTTCAATGATCTCCGCGATCCGTTTCGCCGTTATCGACTGGATCACAGCCTATCACACCTCCATTCCCACTTTTCACCCCGCATACAGCAGGTGCAGGGCGCTTCGTCGTAGCCTACGGCCTTGTCGTGCCGGCAGGTGGCGCAGTCCCCAAGGCTCTTCAAGTCCTGGTGCATGGCCCGAAGCATCTCCTCCGCTTCCCGCAGGATAGCACAGCCTTTGGTGGTGCAGTTGTGTTCCCACCCACAACCCAGGCAGGCCAGGCTGCCAGTCTCGACCTTGAGACGGTGCAGGGATTTCAGTAGGCCATTCAGAGCTTGCACTTCCCACACTCCCTCATCCGCTTTACCACGCCATCCGCAGCCATCTCAGCCATCTCGGAGAAGACTTTTCTTACCTGCTCTTCATTTTCCAGGTTCAGCTTCAGACTGCCGCCCGCGTGCATAGCCTGCCAGGTCAGCTCTTCCAAGCCGGAAAGACAGCAGAAAAGTCCAAAGAACGGGTGCATCGTGCTTTCTACGTCCGGTTCCTCACGCCCTATTTTCTTTGTGAGCGTGACCGTGCCATCGAAGAGTAGCCCGATCGCATTCAGACAAGCAGTAATCTCATTGTCTGTCATGTTTCTTTCCTCCTTCACTTTAATTATCCTCGAACAGTTCCCCAGCGGAGACATCGATTGCTTCTGCGATGCGAGGAATGTAGTCCGCCTTGAGGGTCTTACGACCGTGCATCATGTCGGCGAACTGCGTCGCTGAGAATCCTGCTCTAGCTGCCACCGCCTTCTGCACCAAGCCCTTCTGCTTGATGATCCGGCGGATGTTTTCTGCTACGCCCATCGGGTATTACCACCTCCCTGCTGAACTGACCCGCTTTACTCCTGCATGATTCTTCGGGCCACACGGATCGCTACCATCAAAAGAACGGCCAGTTCTAACCACTGGATTCGTCTTTCGTGGGAAACGAAAATGTCCGTGACCTTCGTATCCGGCTTGAATTTTATGCTGATGCACCTCCCCCAAACAAGCTCCCGGGCGTTTTTTTCATGCGCGCCGAAGTGTTTTCATCAGAAATACCTCCTCCGGCACATCGCAGAACGCGTCACCCGCATAACCGACAACGAGAATCGTGCCGACGAACTCTATACCACAGAATCGGCAGTTGTGCGGCAGTCCGAGTAGGCGGCCTTCCTCGTTGCAGATGATAACGGCATCGCTGAAAATGGTTACGGCCTCGATATGGCCATCCACCTCATCCTGAAACGCTTCCAGTGTATTCTCAACGTCAATGACCTCCGGCTTGCAGCCGGGCTTTTTGCGGATTGCTTTCATCCTTTCACCCCCTTGCCGCCCCCTTCCTCAGCGTGATATACTCGGTGGGAAAGGAGATAGTATCTTATGACTGTTCGTGAACACATTGACAGATTTAACCGTGCGTTAAATCCAAAGCCTGTCCTGTCTGAGGAAGAGATCGAGTCCATCCGCGACAGAGTTTCTGACCCAACCGGCCTCCAGCCGTTTATGAAAAAACGCATCGAGCAAAGCGACGATCTGCAAGAGCAGGTCGAGCAGCTGCAAGCAGCTCTCCAAGAGCAGATACGACTTGCGGAAGA